CCAGACGGCGCAGTCCATGTCATTGAAGGCCCAGACGACGCAACGCCTGCCCAAGTTGAAGCGTTTGCGGCTCAGATATTTGGCAACGATACGGCGCTTGACATTCTGGCGCGCGCGACAGCGCCCCCTGCCTCTACATTGGACATCGTGACAAGCGCCCCATACAAAGCACTAGCAGGCGCTGCCGATGTGCTTCTCACCGCGCCTGAGAATGTTGTCAACCTTGGAAAAATGGCGTACGGCACAGCGATGACTGCGGCAGGCCGACCAGACTTGGCGCCAGAGGTAACCGCCCCTCGGCAGCCCGTGGCGTCATTCTTACAAAGCTATGGCCTTACAAAAGATTCAGGGCCTTTTATTAAACAACCGCAAGGTGAAACTACGCTGCTCCAACGACTGTTAGATGTTGGGATTCAAGGGGCCACAGGTGGATTGCTAGGCGGCGCGTCTGCCATACGTGCCGCTGCACCTACGCTGATGGGACAGACCCGCGCAGCAGGCACAATGGCCGCTATGGGCACCGGCGCTGGGGCTGCTGGGCAAGGAGTCACTGAAGTTACTGGAGAGCCGATACTTGGGGCTGCTACTTCTATGACTGTGCCTGGGCTTGCCCTAGGCGCCGCACGGTCCCGGCAGGCCAGCCTACAAGCCCAAGAGCAACGCAACGCAGCGCGCGATGCAACAATTCGGCAAGCGCAAGCTGAAGGGTTTGTTACAACGCCAGGCAGCGTGACGCCTAGCATGCAAAATATTTTGTTGGAGCGCATAGCTGGAAAGACTCGCACACAACAAGAAATGTCCGTTAAAAATCAACAAGAAGTTGATCGACTTGCACGGCGCGCAACGGGGATTGGCGAAAACGATCCCTTAACTCGCACCAACATGAAACAGATTCGTGAGGATGAATACCAAAAGGGCTATGCGCCGTTAAACCGTATTGGTGTAGTACCTGCAGACCCGCAATTTAATACCGCACTTGACAATGTATTGGCTGCGTTCACTGGCGCCGGGAAATCATTTCCCACTGTCATTCCTGAACCAGTGCAAAAGTTAGTTAACGGCTATCGCGTGGGGCAGTTTGATTCTGCTGATGCAATTAAAGCAACACGTAACTTGCGCGATTCGTCCCGCGCAAATATGGCAAAGGGGGACAATGACTTAGGCTTGGCTCAACGTGCTATTGGCAACGCTTTAGAAGACCAAATTGAACGGCAGTTAGCCCAAGCTGGAAACCCCAACGCGCAAGCGATGCTTGATCAATTCCGCGCATCCCGAAAACGAATGGCCGTCAGCCATGCGGTTGAAGATGCAATTGTAGAAGGCGGCGGGTCTGTCAATTCTCGGCAGTTAGCAAATGATCTGCAAAATAGGGGCCGGTATTTTAGCGGCGACTTGGATTTGATTGCGCGTTTTGCAAACATTGCGCGGCCTGTTATGGTGCCACCTGGGACTATAGGTACGCCGGGGGCGCAGACCATGATGAATACCGTTAGTATGGGTCTTGGTGGTATAGGGGGGAATGCTTTAGGCGGTCCCTATGGAGCTGGTGCCGGCGCGGTTGCTGGAGCAGCAGCACCGCAAGTAATTTCAAGCGCGGCTCGACAATACTTGATGTCCCCGTTTGCCCAAAGCCGCGCTATCCCAAACTACAGCCCTCCGGGTGTTAACGCGCTGGCGGGTAGCAATGAGGCAACTTTGCGAGCTTTGATGGGCCTGCCAACTTTTACCAATCAAAAAATTCTTTCGCCAGAGCAAGAGGAGCTTTTGAGGCTGGGAAGACTTAACCGATAACTTTTGAAGGAACCACAATGAGCAAGCTATTTCGTGACGACAACGGGCAACTGACTACCTTTGGGACGCTTGGCACCACCCAGGTGATGACGGTGAGCGCCACCAGCGTACAGTCCACGGCAGTGGCAACTGGCGTCACCATGCTACGGCTGGCGAACGGTGCGGGAGCGCACTGCCACTTTGCCATTGGAGCCAGCCCTACCGCCAGCATCACCACATCACCGATGCTGCCAACCAATTGCATTGAGTATGTGGCCTGCGCTAGTGGTGACAAGGTGGCTGTCATCCGCAACGCCACTGCCACCGACATCAGCATCACGCAGATTTCGTGATCGGTACGCAGCGATAGCGTCCTTGAGGTCGCCTCGCAATTGCTCAAGTTGATCCTGCTGCTGCTGGAGCCGCAAGTAAGCCTCAAGCGCGAACTTGTCCAGAGTCGCTCTGTCCCAGGCTGCAAAGGTAGGCGTCATGGATGCGGACAATCATCTGGCACAAACGCCAAACAATGAATCCCAGCGTACTTGGTCCTGGTCTTGACCCACCTGTCAATATAGGTGTCGGGCATCAGCGCCAGGCTACGGCTGATTTGTGATGCGCCAATGTCGAGTGCAAACGACAGCTCACTAGCGGTCATGCCATCTGGCGCCTGGGCCAGGGTGTCGCGGATGCGTTTACTCAATACGGTGATGGTCATTTGTTCTTCTCCTTCAATACGGCTTCCACTGCCATAGCAATTGCCATGTGATTTCCAACCACACCGTAAATTTCCTCGGTGTCAATTTGCGCTAGGTATTCATCCGTCAGACCTACCCACGGGCGCTGGGGTGGGGCGGTGTAAAGAGGACATACAAGCGCATAGCGTAAATTTGTTTTCAAAAACAAATCAGGCGTATTCCTGCCATCGTTACTCACATAGTTCATGCGCCCTGTTTCGTCGTGTTGAAACATCCACGCCACCGGATCGGCTTGCTGCTCTGGCTGTGCCAAGGCTTCGCGCAACCGCACCACCTCTGCCGACAAAATCTCGGCAATGTCTACACTGCCGTACCCGCCGCCGTCTATGTCATCACTGTCGTCAGCCGCGCCATTTATCTGATAGCACAGGCTGCGTGCCAAGGCTATGCTGCCGCGCTTCCCTTGCATGGTTTCTCTGTCCTTCATAGCATCCCCCACAGAAAACCGGCACCAACGCCCAAGAATGTGATGGTCATCACCACCAGGAAGATGATGGTTCCGTAATGCACCACCTCATCAATGAGGGTGTAATCGTCGTCGTCGTTCACAATGTCACCTTCCTTGTCTTGAGTCCCCTGTGCGTGTAGCACTGGATGCTGCCATCGTCCAACAGCTTCCAGCCTGCGTTTTCCCCACACAGCTTTTGAATCTTCTCCTCCACGGTGTCCACCCTGGCCTCATGCTCAGATGGACCGTCCAGCAAGTAAGCGGTGGACATCACTGCAGCCACCAGCACTGCCGCCAGCCAGTTCATGGTGCTTTCCCCTGTTTCAAGATTTCCATCCTCTCCCGGTTGGTTCTCATGGTGCAGTAGCGTTGATGGATGCGCTCCAGCATAGTCACCCGGCGGTGCTGGGTAAGCTCCTCATCCAGCAGCGCCCGTAGGTCGGCCTCACTGTAGTTGGGCAACTCACTTTGGAATTTTCGCCAAGTTATCAATTTTCTTCTCCAGTTCGGTGATGTGGGCAGTCACCTTGTTGTAGGCCCGTGACGCGCTGTTGTGCGTCCGGGTGCGGATTACCAGTTCAGCCTGCGCCGCTTTGAGCCTGGCCCTGAGTTGGGTAAGTCTATTCACTTTAATGCCTCCAGTGCAATGTCAGAAATGGCGCGTTTGTCATGGAGCGCCGCCCATATCTTTTCGTCCACGGTTTTGTTCGCCACCATGACGTAGCACCACACATCGTGCCGCTGGCCGCTGCGGTGCAGGCGCCCGATGGTCTGTTCGTAGAGTTCCAGCGACCAGGGCAGGGACAGGAAGATGATCTTGCTGCCGCCATGCTGCAGGTTGAGGCCGTGCCCGGCAGACTTAGGGTGGGCCAGCAGCAGTTCGACCTTGCCAGCGTTCCAGCGTTCGATGGCGTCTGGTTCGTCCAGCGTCACGGCACGGGGGTAACGGCGCTTGAGTTCGGCCAGCTCCTCCCGGTAGGTGTAGGCGATGATAGTGTTGGCGTGTTGGTTCTCGGCCAGCAGGTCGTCCAGGGCGTCGAACTTGGATGTGTCGAACCAGACGGTCGAGTCGCCATATACAAAACCCGACGCCATCTGCTGCAGCTTGGCCGTAACCACCCCAGCGTTGACGGCCACAGCCTGCGCGTCGGGGAACTGGGCCACAAAGTCCTTCTTCATCTGGTCGTAAGGTTGGCGGTTGACTAAGTCGAACCGCACCGGCACGGTGTGCAACTCAGGCAGCTTGTCCTTGTACTCGCCCGGCTCCAGCACGAACGTGGCTGGCTTGATTCGCGCCATGACCTGCTCCAGTGCGCCTGGGCGCGGTTCCCACTGGTTGAAGTCCTTGTTGACCAAGTAGAAGTACTGCTGCTGGAACGCGCCCTTGCTGCGGCCCAGCAGCGACTGATCGACAATCTTGCACTGGCCGAATACGTCCTCCAGGCCGTTGCTGGTGAACGAACCTGTCAAGCCCCAACGGGTACGCACCTCGGTGATGACCTTGTTGAACGCCTTGAACCTGGCGCCGGAAGGGTTCTTCAGCCGGGTCAGTTCGTCGAACACAACCGCATCAAAGCCCCACGATCTGTCCCAGTGGTCGGCCAGCCATTGCAGGTTGTCGTAGTTGGTCACCACAATCTCGGCGTCTGAGCCTTCAATCGCAGCCAGCCGCTGCTTGGGCGTCCCGACCGCCGCCGCCAGGCTACGGTACTCAGCCCACAGCTTGGCCTCGGTCGGCCAGACGCTGACGGCTACCCGCAGCGGCGCCACCACCAGGAACCGGCCCACAAGACATTTGCTAATGATTTCGTCCATAGCCGTCAGGGCGATGGCGGTCTTGCCTGCGCCGACCGGCGCCAAGATCATGGCGCGGTCGTTCTCATACAGGAAGTCAACTGCCTGTTCTTGATATGGTCGTAAATTCATCAACCTGCTCCTTTGTCCACAATACACAGTACCTCTGCCCAAGCCGCGCCATGTCAGCGGCAAAGACCTTCTGGAGCGCAGACAGCCGACCGCCGATGGTCTTGACCTCCACGAACCACACCACGCCGCCGGGCAGCACCACGATGCGGTCGGCTGCGCCGCCGTGGCCGCGCCACTTGTAGGCTACGCCGCCCA